TGATTTGTTCCTCCGTTAAGATAATACGAAACTGAAGAACCACCACCACCTGTACTTGGATTGTAAGCTGCTAAAGTACCATCTCCTCTAATATACTGAGAAGCATTACCTGCTCCTGTTACTGCAATTGTTCCATTGCTCGTTAGAGGGCTATTAGCGACACTAAAAGCACTTGGCATAGATAAACCTATGCTAGAGATTAAAGTCGGAAATGTGGTCAAATTACCTGCTCCGTTTATATACTGAAGATTTGTTCCGTTAAAGCCTATGTTTATTGTTCCACTTGTTGTTATAGGAGAACCTGTAATATTTAATGAATCTCCTGTTTCAGTAACTGCTACACTTGTAACTGTTCCTGTTGCACCACTTGCTCTTTGCCATATACTACCACTATAAATAACTTGGTCTCCTACAAAGAAAGATATAGGACCAGCACCAAAGTTTGTCGTTCCTGCTACATTACATAAATAAAGATCTCCAGCATTACCTGTTCCGTTTACCAGAGTAGGAGTATTTGTATTTGCATTCCAAGTTCCTAGATACTCCATTACAGAGTTAGGTAATTGAGATACTAATATCTTTCCACTAGAATCTAACTTAGGAACTCCATTAGCCACATTAAAAGCTAATGAACTTAATACACCACTTGTTCCAATGATTACATCTTGTAAATCTCTTACTTTAGCACCACCTGTTATTTGTAATTGTTGACTCATATTAATTATTGAAATATTCCTCTTATAAATTCATCACTTTCTAATGCTCTACCAAACTTAACCTCTCCTGTCGCACTTACAAAGACTATCTGGTCTCCTGTTGGCGTTCCACTTGAGTAAATCTCTCTTACCTCTACACCACCTCTTGTAAAGCCTAAACAACTCTTACCTATCATATCAGTCCAAGTGATAGAGTTCTCTCCACCTGCTGCCGTGTATTGTTTCATATAAACTGCTCCACCTGCTACTATTACTACACCTGAAGGATTTATTGTTGTTCCTGTTGTACCATAAGCACCTGAACCTTGTAAGCTAACCGAATAAGTAGCTATGTCTTTATAAGGAGCATTAATTTGCAAACTTGTTAAATTACAATTACCACTTATAATAACTAAACCATCTACTCCGTTATCAATAACAAACTTAATAAGAATTTGAGTTCTATTTTGTTGTTGTTGTAATAAGAAAAGATAGCCATAACCATCTAAGGTTATTAAGCCATCGCAATTAATACTCCAAGATGCTATGTCGTTCTTATATTCACGATACCAAGCACTTGTTTGAGAAGTTACTTCTTTTTGGTCAACATCAACTGAAAATGAACAATTTGTTGAACAAGCAAATGCTATATCTCTACCACTCGGATATGTCTCCGAAGCTGGTTCGTGATAATAAAGCATTATATTTTTACCCTGTACTTTGTCTGCCATATTGCAAAGTTAAACTATATTAATATTAAATTGAAAGTTCCAGAATGGACCTAATTGACCTGTATCTGTTATATAAGTAGGAATAATTAAGAATGGAGGTTCTAGTATTTGAGCATTACTTACCTCAATTAACTGAACTGAGTTTAATTCATTTACATTGGCATTTTGGTTTACTCTATTTAAAATGAATTTTTTACCACTATAAGACAAATTACCTGTAACTATATCCGTTGTTGTAAATACTTTATCCAAGTAAACAAAACCTACATCGCTAGTATGTTCCCCTAAATCACATTCCACAGTAGCCACATTCTTATTTAAGTTTCTAATGTTTTGATAGGTGATATAAGTAATTAAATCAGTTGCAAAGTTAGGAGTTCCCATTGTAGATGATGAATACCAATCCTTTAAAAATGTACCATCTGAAGCACATAATACCCCTTTATTAGATGAATAATTATATACAGTAGGGTAGTTATTACCATAAGGTTGTTCAAATACTTGTAAAGTAGATTGAATTGTATTATCAGCTACAAAATTTGCCTCAATAAATTTTACTTGACTATCCCCTCTTTGAATAATAAAGTTTTTAAGTGTTGTTGATTGCCCAGATGTATCACATAATATCTTAAACTTTAAATACCCAAAAATTGGAACATTTGATACAATATAAGCTGGAATATCTTTAGAATATGTTGAGAATACATTATTAGTTGCATCTATTGTTAAATTTTGTACAGAAGATTGCCATACTCCATTTGTGTCTAAATATCTAAGTCCTAATGATGTATTGACTGTTATTTGCAATTTAGCACCTATTATTGTTTTATGTTCAAAACTTAACTTAAAAGGTACTTCTCCAATATAAGGAAGGAAATAATTTGGAGCAGCTAAATTACCATTTTCAAAACTAGCAGTTCCACTTGTACTTCTTGATAAAGAAACTGTATCAAATTGAGTAGTTGTATCTGGTACTATTGTTGTAGTTGATGTTCCTGTTGCACCTAAAATAAAACCAGTTGCAGTATTAGTAGCTGGATAACCATTTAGTTTTAAGTTTGCATTATCACAATAGTTTAAAGCTGATTCATAAGCACCCCTTCCTTGAATATTATAAAACCCTTTCTTTAATATTTTTACTTGGGTATTATTAATAAAATGAACATTTCCATTTGCATAAGGAACTATGTTAACTGTATTACTTAAAACACCACTACTTGTAATTGTAGGAGTAGATAAAATATTATATTCAGTATAATAATTTGTAGCTGATGCCATTTCATTCATAGAACATATCCACCAATCTCCATTTGCTTGAAACATTCTACAATTAAATGATTTCATTATTTTGCCAATAATATCATAATAAGACTCATTCATAAAATCCCTTCTATACTGATAAGTTTGACTAAATGGCTCATTATTTGTATTTGCTGCTCTATTAGCCATACCTGCTGCAAAATATGAACAAGCTACAACCAAATTTAATACATCTGGGTAATTTAATAATCTTAATCCTGCACTTATAACATTTAATTGAGTATCTAATTGATTAATACTATCATCTCTTACATATTGAATATTTTGAATGAATGAAAGACCATCAATACAAGTAAAGTCTGCTTGAGTTATGCCTGTTGAAAAACCCATTTGAGTATAATCATTAAACATAAAACCTCTCCACATTACATTTGTACTTTCCTTTAGTACTACATAATATTTTCTATCATCTTGACTAAGTACATTTGGGAATTGGTCGTAATCATCTTGCGTTTCTAATAATATAGAAAAGTTAACCTGAGTTGATATAATTGTAGGATATGGATATTCTTGATTTGAGTTAGGTTGAACTATTATTGATACTGGCTTATAGGTTTTAACTATCCCAGCAACATAATCTTTCTCATAAATCTCAAGTACTTGATTATTACCATTCCTTAAAATTTGAGTTATTGTATATCTTAATCCGTAAGCCATTATGCTAAACTGATTGATTGTCCTTTAATGTTTGATGCCTTTTGACTTCTATTTACTGCAAGTAATAAATCTTGACCTCTTAATACAAATTGTCCACCATTACCAGAAGAACTACCATTCATTGAACCTGCGTTAAAAGAACCTTGCATCATATTACCAAGTTTACTTAAAGGTAATACGGCTTCGTTTTCGCCTCCCTCACCAATCATTGCCAATGTTGGACCAGTTGCAACACCGCCACTTGCTAATCCTAATACTTTAGTAAATGCTGAAACAAATGATACTCCACCACCAGCCGCACCTCCACTTATTAAAGATAAAATTGCAGCAAATATTGCAGCTTGAATTACTGCTTCTGCAATTTGTTTAGTTAAATTTTGAAACATTTCACCTACTGAATCACTTATATTTTGACCTTTTGCCATTGCATCCCATAAACCCATAATTGAATTAGTTGCAGTATTTGCGATTGTACCAGCAAAATGCTCATAATCTTTTTCTTGTATTTTTAATAATTTTCTAACTTCTTTACCCTTATCAATTTCCCCTTTAATAAATATAGCATTAGCTTCTTTATCAAGCATTGCCATTGCTCTTGCAGTTCTTTCAGGGTCTAATGCTTTTTCTCCACTTGCTGCTGCACCACCTGTTCTTCTTTTTTCTAATAATCCTAATGCTTCCTCTACTTTTGTTGCAGATAATTCTTGTCTTAAACTTGCCAAAGCAGTTTTTGCTTCGCCAGTTGTTAAGCCAGCAAGTTTTTTAACTGCATCAGAAATAGCATTTATTTTTAAAGTATAATATGATTCTTTATCCTTATCAGATGTAGGTAGTTTTTTTATAAGACCTTCATCTAATTGATATTGCAAAGACCTTGTTTGTTCTGCTAAGTTTTGTATTATCTTACTTGTTTCACTTTGCTTAACATCTCCAACTCCTGCATTAGATGGACCAAATATTTTAGTAAATGTTTGTTTAATATTATCAGCATATATATTATATTTCTTATTTATTTCTTGTAAAATATAAGCATCAAATTCTAAATCTTTTATTCTTTTCTTTCTATCTTTTTCTGCAATATCTTCACCACTTGTTCCACCTGGACTTACAAAAGCTAATGCTCTTTGTCCAAATGTTGGAGTTGGTGGTAATTCCTCTAATGATAATTGTTCTACTTGCTTTTTTGCTGCTTGTGCTGCTGCTTCTTGTGCTACGGCTTTATAAAAAATCATTTTTACATAAGCCTCTGAATTTTCAGTTAAGAATTTTTCAGCAGTACTTAAATCATTTGTATTTGCAATTGTATCTTTAAGAGTAGCATTAAATTGCTTTAAAAATGATTCTTTAGTTATTAAACCATTTTTATATTGCTCGTGTGCTTCATTAAGACTATTAATATCAGTAGAAGCCTTAACATAGGCTTTAGATGCATCATCAAAAACTTTTATTTCAGATGCCAATGCAGTATTTAACCCACCTACTTTTTGTGTAATAAAATTAGATATTTCATCTCCAAACTTTAGAAATATAAATGTAGCTGCTGATAAAGCAACACCAATACCTGCTGGTCCTGTCAAAGCACTTACTAATTCTTTGCCAATGCTACTTCCAGCTTCTTTTGACCTTTCTCCTAATCTTTGGAATGATTCAAGTAATGGGTTAAGGTTATTTGCAACACCTATAAAACCATAATTTAAATCTTGTAAAACACGACCTGAATTTAATAAGGCTTGGTTTGCTTGATTTGATGCACTAGGTAATTTACCTAAATTTGAACTTAATTGAGTAGTGGCAACAGATGTTTGTTGTAAACCTTCTAAAGCCTGTTTATTATCGGCTGTAATCGTAATTTTAAGTGTTTCCTGTGCCATTTTACTAATTTACTCCGTATAATTTTAATGTTCTTGCCAATTGGTCATCCGTTAACATTGTTTTTTCTTCTTCTTCATCATTATCATCCAACATTGGTATATGCCAAAATGCTTTTAATGATTTAGGAGACCTTTCAGCACTATTACTTAGGTATATAATATAGGCAAGGTTTCTAGTCCTTGCCCATTCATTTAATTCTTTTCTTTCATTGCCTAAAACAATAATTGAAAAATCTTTCCAAGTCATCTCCCAAAACTCACTAGGTTTAACCCCACATTCAGCAGCCTTAACTAAGATGTCATCCCAACTTAGATTTGTTAGACTTTTTTTTTTCTTCTTTAGGAGTACCTTGAACAGTCAATACAGTTGTCGCAACAATGTATTTAATATATTCAATTACACTTCCTTTTTCATCAAAAATACCACCAAGTTCATCTACCCAATCACAAACATCATTTTCATCAAATTCAACACTTTCTTTATTGCTATTACAAGCTGATTTATACCCTATAAAAATTAATAAAATTATAAGTTCTAAATCGTATTGTGTATTATTCAATATTTCAAAGTATCTATTTATTGGTAGATTTACTTTTTCTCCTTTATCATTTATAGTTCCTTTAGCTATACAAAATTCACGCATAGCCCAAGTACCCCACTTTAAAGGAATAGTTTTGTTGTTCAGTCTTAATTCAAACATAGGTTGTTTTTTTTATTTATACAGGTACTTCAGTTTGTGCAATAGGAGGTACACATACTACAAATGTTGCAGTAAATTTAACATCATCTTTATCAGCAGCATTTACATCAAAATTGCTAATAAATACTGTGCTTGTTGAAAGACCACCATAGTACACATCTCCAGTAGTAGGAGTTGCTTTACCCATTTTAATAGTAAATACTGTTCTTGCAGCGTGAGCAGCATACAATTGTTGGTAAGAATCCTTACTTGGAGTTCCTGTTTCATCAATTGCAAAACC